CAGTGGCAGCAGATGTGCTTGCGTTGCTCTCAGCAGTCTCTGCGTTCGTCTCAGCGGTTTCAGCATTAGTTTCTGCTGTAGATGCTGCTGTGGCGCTAGTGGCTGAAGCTGTCGCTGAGTTAGCTGATGCAGTAGCACTGTTGGCTGCTGCTGTTGCGTACTGTGCAACACCTGTCGCGCTGTTAGCTGCGTTGGTGGCTGATGTACTTGCTGCTGCTGCTTTGGTTGTTGCGGTTGTTGCGGAATCGCTGGCGCTTACGGCACTAGCGGCTGCATCGCTTGCTTTCGTAGTAGCTATGACAGCTTGGGCTGTGACTGCTAGTAGCGTAGCGTCCGTATTGGAATCGCCCGCACCTCCGTCACCTCTAAATATTGCCATGTATAGCTCCTAAGAAAACAAAAGAAAAGTAAAAAGGGGACTCCGAAGAATCCCCTAGTTTGTTACTTCTTACTTAACAGCTAGAGTGAAGCCTGCTTCTGGACGCATAACCTGAACGCCATACAGAGTATCAGCAGTGTACAAAGTTCCAAGGAACTCCTGCTTGTACTGAGTCTGTGAACGTACAGCTTGCTGCTCTGCAAGAACAGAAGTGTCCTTGTGGCACAACAAAGCACCACGGATAGAAGCACCACCAGTAGTATCAATAACAGGTACGTTGGTAGAGACGAATACGTCAACACCGTACAGGTTACCAATCTTACCAGTCTCTACGCTCTTACCATTAACGAAATCAGTAGAGGTATAACGATCAATACCCATGATAGCGTTGCGGAGCGAAGGAGGTACAACGAAGCTACGGTTGTCCATAGGTACGTCTGCGTCATCCATCTTCTGAATTAATGCACGGAAAGCATCATCAGAGAAGTCGCCAACGTCAGCAGCGCCATCAATGTCAAATGCTTCCAAAACTCCAGTAGTAGGGTTGATCTGGAAAGAACCAGTGTTGGCCCAAGAAGTGCCGTCACCGTTACCAAAAGACTTACCAAGGTCAAACAAGTCGTTATCTACTTGCTTGGCCAGACCGTAGCCTGCATCGCCTGTATAGAACTGACGCAAAGAAGCGAGAGCCTGTACTTCGGTAATGTCTTCGATCAAACGAGAGAATTCGAAGTGCTTGTTAATGTTAATCAGAACTTCTGACTCAACAGAGTTCTGGATAGTTACAGCAGTGTTAGCTGCTTTGGCGTGAGCAACACCACGAGTAGGCTTAGGGACGTGAATTACATCGCCCTTCTTACCAGTCATGCTCATTTTTTTAACTAGATTAGCTAGTACAAGGTTAGTCTTGTATGCAGCAATTACTTCGTCACTCCAGATTTCTGGGATAAACTTCGCTGCGCTAGTGTTGTCTACTGCTCCGCCCATATTGGGATATACTGATGTAGCCATGATAATACTTCCTTAAAAGAGTTTAATTACGGACTCTCCCTTCTTGATAGGCTTGCATGATTTCATCACTCAAGGCTAAATATCGGTCAGGATCGTCTTGCATAAGTTTAATAATGTCTGAACGTCTATAGACTTTACGTGAAGCTGCTTCTCCGCTACCTCTTGCATTACCTACTGAGGCATTCTTAACTGCGGTCTTACGGCTATCTTTCTCATTAGCTACAGTCTGACTAACAACACCTTGACGTTCCTTCCAATTAGTGAAAAGCTCATCAGCGGCTTCTGCGTCATACTGTTGATCTGCTTGTACAAAGAGCTGTGTACGAATCTTTGATCCTTTAATCCATTCAGCAAACTTACCGTCAGTTAGAATCGCTTGCATGTCGGGATGACGTTGTTGCAATTGAGACTGTGCTGCGTTATGTTTGTACTGCTGAGATACTGCTTCAGCCTGTTTGATTGAAGGATGATTCTTAATAGCTCTCTCGACAGCCTTGTCGGGATCAGAGAAAAAGTCTATTTCTTCTTCAGGTTCTTGGGTTGCTTTTGTTGTTGTGTCGAGTTGTGTCTGTATGTAGTTATCAACAACGGAGCGTAACTCCCCTACTTCACCGCTTTGCTTTCCTAGGAGCTTCTCAGCTTCTTGGTGCATCCTTACAATATCAGCGGTTGACTTTCCTTTATACTTGTCAGGGATGTCGTCTTCTTGAGGAGTCTCCTGTTCAGGTTCCTCAGTCAGATTACTTGTTATTTCTTCTTCGTTGTCAACGTCTTCTAGACGCTCGTCATGTAATGTTGCCATTATTAAACTCCGTGAGTAATCTCATTATGGAGGTGTATTATGCAGGGCTTCGGTTAGGAGTTGGCCTTGCGTTCTTGTTGTAGCTTCTGTTCTCTGTTCTTTTCCCACTGTCTGGTCGCACCCATAAAGTCTCCAGATATAGGGTCTAGCTTAGAACGAACAGCACTTACAATTCTTCTTGCTATCTTGTCGCAATCTAAACAAGGTATGGAAGTACAATCACTGTCAACAAATCTTTCATTAATATGACCGTCTTCACATTTAAATTCTAAGATAATACGCATTAAGCTGCTTCGTCTTGGTCTTCTTCTTCAGCCAAGGCTTGCTCTTCTGCGGCTTGTAGCTGAGTCTCTAAAGTAATAATGCTTGCAAGAACTGACAATTGCCCTTTACGGAAGTGCAGGTCTTCGTTATCTTTAGTGTACTCAACAGAGTTAATGTTGTTTGCGTTAGCTGTTAGGTCGCTGATTAGCTGTTTCCAGCCTTCAGTCATAAACATGTCGGACGCGTTGCGGTAGTATAGCTCTAAATCTTTATCAATCATCACTGTTTCTCCATTAAGGACAGTTGTTTAAGTGTAGGTTACCTAGTTATTATAACACAAAAGCATAAGAAAGTCAAGCGTTATTTCTTTTTTTTACTTGACTTTTTAGCTGGTTTGTTGTATATAGCGTCCCAGTTGCTTGCAAACTTGTCTGAATCGGTCTTTCTAGTGGCACTTCCTTTGCCACCGTGTGTCTGACCCTTCATCTCTTTACTGGCTTCTTAACTGGCTTCTTTTTCTTCTTAGGTGGTCTTCCGACCTTTGTTCCGTATGTACCTGTACCGTATGGCATGTCATTTCCTCTTAGTTGTTTTAGCAGCCTTCTTAAACGCTTTTGCAGTTGGTGCGCCTTTAGCACCTACTTTCCTCATCTTCTCTTTAGAGCCTGCTGCAATACGTTTACGTTTAGCGTGGATATTGTCATATAGTCCTGCCATTACTTTTTCCTCGACTTAGCCCCTGAACACTTCCATCGTTTGCGGGAAAGGTTGTTGGGGGTGTTAGGGTCGTTCTGTTTATCCTTGGATAAGCCCTTCTTAATGCCTAGGCTTCTAGCGCAGTAGCTATCTCCTTTAGAAGTCCCCGCCTTTACACGAGGGCCTCCGTCTTTGGCTTTACCTGCTTGGCCGTAACTAACCTTCTTACCGCTAGACGTTACCTTAACCTTTGCTTTGCCCTTTCTTGGCGTTGCCATTGGCTTTCTCCTGTGTCAGGGCCTTAACCTCGTCTTGTAGTTTGTCAACCTTCTTGTTGACTTGTGCAAATGCTTCATTAATCTGACTCATTGCATCTTCAAACATTTTACCTGTTAATATCATTGTGGCAATTCTCCTTGTGGTAAGGTTGCTTGTGGGTTTGGTTTAGAATTTTCCTTAACAGCTACTTCACGTTCCTTAAGTAACTGAGCGGAGATTGCTAGACGCTTCTCAAACTCTTTGTCATCTGCATCTCCTACTTGCAAGTTGCTAGTCACAGCCTTCATACGGTCAATCTCAAGCTCCTGTGGTACTGCCTGTGCTTCCGCTGTTAGCTTACTAGAGCGTGCAGAGGATTCCTGTGCTTGTCCGTTCAGTGCAGCAGCCTGTGCAGTCTGTAACGCTAACTGAGCTTGCTGTGCCTGCTGTGCTGCTTGTTGTGCTGCTTGTTCTGCTTCTGGGTTAGGTGTGTTAGCTTGCTCAAGTGTCTGGATAAGCTCTTCACGATTAGACAGGTTCATGTTGTCAATGATAGACATAACCAGCTTAGGATACATAGGAGTATCTGGAGACATGGTTTGTAGAAGCTGTACAAGCTGTGTAACCTCATACTCACGAGCAATAATACCTAACGAGCTAGACGTATGGAACTTGTAGTCAGCTACTGGGTACATCTCTGGCTCAAACTGCATATAACGCCAAGCTGCCTTAGTAACAAAAGGAATCACAAAGGACTCTTGGAAGTTAATAAGAGTACGTTTATGACGCTTTATGATAGCACCTAGTGACATAGACACACCAGCAGCGGTAGCATCGCCATTGACGGAACCAGCAATACCTGCTGAGTCAATAGCGCCTGTAGCTGTCTGTACCATTGTTTGCAAAGCAGAGGCTTGTGCAAAGGTAATCTGATTGACCTGACCAAAGTTAAAGGGTTGTAGGATCTCAGCAGGGTTACCGTTGGTAAGGATGGTTTTCCCCGGCTGGATGGTAGGTTTAGCGCCTCTAGGCATACGAGAAGCGTCCATTGCCATCATCGGGTGGATGGTTAGTGCAAGAGCATCAATACGTGCGCGTAGTTCTGCGTCTAACGCCTTCTGGCTGTTATAGCCTTTCTCACATACTCCCCGACCCCAGAAACGGCTAGGAACGACATCCCATGGGAATGCCACTACAGGACGATCCTGCATCATGTATGGGTTTTCAGTAGCCTTAAGTAAAGTACCACCGTTAGCAATAACAACAACTGCTTCTACGTAGAATGAATCGTCTTTGTCATCTGCATCTTCAAAGTCAACTACTTCTGCATCTTCTGCTTCGTCATCCTTCATTGCTTTCTCAAGCAAGTGACGAGGGACTAGACCGTAGTACTTAGTAAGGCGTACCTTGTCTTCGTCATAGCGAGTAAGGTCTTGATCAGGCTCAATGTCGAAGTCTGGAGTAGCTGAAACAATGTCTACTTCACGGTATACACCGCTTTCCTGTAGCATCTCTACTGAGTGAGAAGATACGAACTCATCTACAGCACAACCTAGAGCTGAATCAATATCAGTAGCTACTGGATCAATCAGGAAGTTCTGAGGCATTACAGGCTTTAGCTTGACACAAGTACGGTCACGGACATTGACACCAATAGCTTGTAGTTCTCCGCCCATGACAGGCTGAGTAGCTGGGGCCATTTCTTTTTCTTCTTCTAAGACAATCTCAGCAATGCCTGTACCAAATACAGCAGCATTGATTAGACACTCAGCGACACCCTTGCGTACCTTGTTCTTCTTAAAGTCTTCCTCAAGGTGGTTACGCAGCATAACGATGTCTTCTGGACTTTGATCCATGTAGTCATCTTTAATATCAAACCACTTACCACGGCCAAAGGTAGCTTCCTCTAGCTCTGCTACTGAGGACTCAACAGCCTGCTGTAGTGCGGGGGAGATAATCTTGGAACGCTCTGACTCACGTACACGATCCTGTGCAGACCATTGTCCACGCCATAGACGGTAGTATTCCTCAAACTTTTGAGAATAGTTAGCCTCGAAGTGATCTCTCCAGCCGTCACACTTTTGTATAACCCAATCTTCTAGGTGTTGTTCGGTAGCAAAACCTTCATTATCTTCTAGCATAGTTAGTAGCCCGCGTATTTATCTAAGTATTCGTAGTCCTCTTCTTCATAGTCAAAAGCATAGGAAACCTTGGCTAACTGGTCTATGTATGCTAATGAGTCTATCAAGTCGTCATGGACTAATGGATTAGGGAACTGGAACAACTCGTCAAGAAACTGACTATTCCACTTACCTTTGTTTAAACTGATGTTGCCATGTTCAAAGCGTCCTTGCAACGCCCATACAATTCTATCTACTTTCTTCTTGTTACCGTGGGTAAGCTCTTCTACTCTAAAGAAGCGTTGGTTCTGCTTCATCTGATCATTTAGATAGGGATGCACTGCATTCTTTAAGGCTCCCTTCTCAATACCGACCGCAAGTGGCTTATACTTGTCTACCGCTCCGAAGATCTTTCGTGCGGTCTCTTCAACGCCCCATCGCCCATGTATGATGTCAGCAACCCACCAGCCTTC